TCTGTAGAAGAGAAGAGTTCTGGCGCAAGTAGCTCTTGGGGTGAAGATGTCCCAGAAACAACTACACGTTTTATTCGTGAACTTATTATCACAAAGGGTGATGATGAGGGCAAAGATGAAGAGTTTGCTTATGATCCTGTAGAAATTAAGAAGGCTTTTAATGTTCGCAAGGCCATGATTGAACAGCTTCAAATTGATGCAAAGAATAAGGCATCGAAGCCTACTGCACAGTCCGATACTGCGACCGCATCTAAGTATAGTTGGGAATAATTTCCCAGCTATATTTTATATGAGGTGATTTAAATGGCAAAAATCAATCTAGCAGAATTACAGCCCACTCGTTTATGCAAAGATTTACGCGGACGATTTGTAGAGATTTTTGGACGTGAAAAAGCAGGAAAAACTAGTACTGCTGTATTATGGCCTAAACCACTATTATGTGCATTTGAAATTGGCTATCATGCGCTTGCAAACGTATATGCAGCGGATATTGATAACTGGAGTACTTTTAAAGATATTTGTCGTCAATTAAAAAAACCAGAAATGAAAGAGCGCTTTGAAACTATTATTATTGATACTGTTGGTATTGCATATTCAATGTGTGAAGATTATATAAAATCACAACAAGGGGTTACGGAAATTTCTGAAATTGCTTGGGGCCGTGGTTTTAAAATGTTACGAGAAGAATTTGAAAAAACTTTTCGCGATCTATCTAAACAAGGATATGCTATCGTTTTTATAGCGCATTCTAAAACAAAAGTTACTGATGTAACTGATAGTGAAGGTAATAGGCTAGAACAAATTAGTCCAAATCTTCCACCAGCTTGCGCGGAAGCTGTAAATGGATTAGTCGATATAATTGCATATTTAGGTGTTGAATATGATGAACATCGTAATGCCACTCGTTGGTTATATCTTCGCGAAACCCCTACAATTTTTGCAGGTTCAAGGTATCGTGCAATTGTTCCTAAAATTCCTTTAAGTTATGATGGTCTTGTAAAAGCAGTAGCAGATGCGATGGAAGAAGAAGCAAAAATTACTGGAACTGGATTTATTTCAGAAGAAGAATTAAACCATCCAAGCGCTGAAAAACCAGAAGCATCTTTTCAAGAAGTTATGGACGAAGCTCGCGAGCTTTGGGCTAAATATTTAGACGCAGCTACATCGCAAGAAGATAAAGATATTAGACTTAATACTATGCAAGCAATTATTTCTAAGATTTTTGGTGGTAATGGTTTTAAATTAAGCCAGGCTATTCCTCAACAAAAAGCACTAGTAGAATTATTTAATGCCGAAATGGAAGATTTATTATAAAAAATTTTTTATATGAGAAGAAAAATAACAATATGATTTAAATTTTTAATAGTATACAAGATGCTGCAAATGCCATAGGAAACCATAGTTGTTGTTCAGCTATTGGAAAAGTTTGTCAAGGTAAACAGAAAACATCTTGTGGTTTCAAATGGGCTTATGCAAAAGCATAAGCCTATTTTATTGACTTTTATTCAAAATTATGGTATAATAATAAAAGAAAAAAGTATTGGAGTGATTAAATGCAATTAACTAAAAAATGTTTTGGCTGCAAGCAAGAATTCCGCAAAGAAGAATTAGTGGATTATGCTTCGCCAGCGGCTAAACAAACTCATAGCTATTGTGTAAATTGTTTGCGGGAGAAACAAGACCGTGATAATTTTTCAATAAAGGTTTGTCAAATTTTTGGATTAAAGGTTCCTGGACCACGCATTTGGACTGAAAGAATGCGGCTAAAAAATACTTATGGTTATACCGACAGTATTTTAATTGATGCTTTAGATTATATTTATAATGTTGAACATAGAAAAAAACTTTCTGAATCATTATGTTTAATTACTCCGTCACTCGTGTCAAAAATGTTAAAGTATAAACAAAAACAAGCTACTATTGGGAACAGTATTGCACAAGCATATAATTTAGAAACAACTATTCAAGTGATGCCAGTAGAGGAAAAAGAAATTAAAAAGACTAGCTGGGAACCCGATGATTGGCTTGATGATTAAAAGGAGGAATGTATTTGACGTTATCGGATAAAATGGCATATCGCCAGATTATTGGTTGTCTAATGCAGAATCCGCTTCTTTTTTTAGAGTATCCTGACATAACTCCAGTAGATTTTGATTTAAAAGTAGCTAGAATATGTTTTATTATTATTAAAAAATTATATGAAGAAGGTGCAACTGTATTAACTCCCATTGAAGTTGATCAGGAAATTGAAAAACATGAAAATAGTGCTGAAATTTATAAAAGAGATGGCGGATTAGATTTTCTTAAAACGGCATATGAAATGGCTGAATTAAGTAATTTTAAAATGTATTATACTCGTTTAAAAAAATATTCATTACTTCGGCGGCTAAAAAAAGATCAGTATAATATTAGTGAATTTTATATTGATGATAAAGATATTGATGATCCATTAAAAGCAATTCAAATTCAAGAGCATTTTGATGAATCAAGTATAGAAGATATTTTAAATGCTGTCGAAGGTAAATACAACATAATTAGAAATGAATTTTTAAATGGCGGCCATCTTAATGGAGATCCCGCGCAAGGAATTTTCCAGCTAATTGATAAATTACAAAAAGCACCAAATATTGGACCAAGTTTAGAAGGAACAATCTTTAGCAGTGCTTGTCGGGGCGCGCGTGAAGGTTGTTTTTATTTAAAAAGTTCAAGCACCGGCTGTGGGAAAACAAGAACATCGGTATTTGATGCATGTCATCTAGCATATCCTATTAGATGGTCACATGAAAAAAATTGTTTTATTGAAGAAGTCGATAATAATGGAGAATTTCGTGCTCCACGAAAAATATTGTTTATTGTTACAGAAATGGATAAAGAAGAATTGCAAACAATTATGTTGGCATATTTATCTGGAGTAAATGAAACTCATATTTTAACTGGTAGATATGATTGGGGCGAGCTTACAAGAGTAAAATATGCGGGGCAAATTATTGAAAAATATAGTGGATATTTTATTATTGAAGAAATTAGTGAACCTAATCTAACCAACATTGAAGCGACTATTAAAAAATATGTAACAATTGATAATATTAAATATTGTTTCTTCGATTATCTTCACACCACAGCAAGTATGATAAATCAGTTCGCTAAAAATAATCTTGGCGAACATACTATTTTAATGATGATGGCAAATCAATTAAAACAAATTGCAAAAGATTATAATATTTTTATTTTTTCTGCAACACAAGTTAATGTGAATGCTATGGCAGAAGATGGAGAGTTTAAGAATGAGACTTGTATTCGAGGCTCAAAGTCTGTATCTGATAAATGCGATATGGGATACGTTATGACCCGTGTTAATGATAAAATATGGAATATGTTGGTACCACAAATTCGCTTAGCCGTAAATTCAGGAATTTTAGATGCAGAAATTTTAAATGATCCATCTAATAGACCCACACATATTTTAGATATTTATAAAATGCGGCGAGGTCGCTATAAAAATGTTAGAATTTGGACTTATTTAGATTTAGGCAATGGGCATCGTAAAGATTTATTTATGACAACTGCGGATAATCAGCCAATTCGAGAAACGATGGATTTGTTTGTCTCCGCGTATGAACAGCCTTTAACTGGCTGGGAAGAGAAGGTAACTAATGATTGATAGTTTACAAAATCAAGATCCAGAATTGGATTTGTTAACGCTAAATAAAAAGGACATCATAGATTCAATTACTTTGCAAGATGTAAAATATTTTCTAGAAAGTTTGGGAGTAGAACATATTGTTATTAATGAAGAAAAACAGCAATTAATTTGTCCTACTATTTGTCATCATCCATTACATGAAGCTAGCTCGTTAAAGTTATATTGGTATCAAAATTATAAACTTTTTCATTGCTATACTGAATGCAATGAAAACATGTCAATTTTTAAACTATATCAAAAATTTATTGAAATTAATGATGACCGTTTAATAAGCGATAGCGAAGCGGAAGAATATGTAATATCATGTCTAAAACATATTGTTGTTTCAAATCATAATGAACAGGCCCATTATAATTGGAGCCTTGAAAAATATAATTTCACAAAAGCAATTCCGCAGCTGCCAGAATATAATAAAGCGGTTTTGGATTATTTTACTAACTATTATCATCCATTATGGCTGAAAGATGGTATTACTAAGGCAGCGATGGATAAATTTCAAATTAAATTTTCATTAGGGCAAAACAAAATTGTAATTCCTCATTTTGATATTAATGGCCGATTAATTGGTATTCGCGCGCGAACCTTAGATCAAAAAGAGATTGATGAATTTGGTGGGAAATATCGTCCTATTCAAATTGGTGATACTATATATGCTCATCCATTACAATTTAATCTTTATGGCATTTATGAGCATCAAGAAGGTATTCGTAAACGTAGATGCGCAATTATTGCTGAGGGCGAAAAATCCGTTTTATTAGATGAGGGATTTTATGGCAAATATAGTAATACGGTCGCTTGTTGCGGATCAACGTTTAATAAATATCATATTAGCTTACTAACTGATATTTTAGGGGCTAATGAAATTGTAATTGCATTAGATAAAGAATATGAAGATTGGCGTGACAGCAAAGCAAAGAAATATAGAGAAAAAATCGAAGGACTTTGCCGCAGGTACATTAACCAAGCCAATTTTTCTTATATCTGGGATTATAATAATTTATTACAAGAAAAAGATTCTCCTTTTGATAGAGGAAAGAAAGTATTTGAACAATTATTTAAAGAAAGAGTAAAGGTGAAATAAGTGTGAAATATAAATTACGAAATACATATACGACTAATCCAGAGCAAGCATTGGGTGAAATTTTAA